CAGAGTCAAAAGGAGAAAAAGACTCTATGTTAAGCGGCATTCCATGTGGCGGTCAATGCAGTGGCATCCTGTACTGGGAAGTCACCGAAATTATTAGCGAAAATGAACCATGCTGCAAATACAAAATCTGCATCTGTAGCAGCAGCCCTCAGGGAAAGATACCGTCTTACTTCATCATTATTTGCAGCAGCAATAACTCTGGCTGTAGTAGCCGCAAAAACATGAGTCAAGCGAAGTTCCGCCGTATACAATCCAGCCTCAGTAATGTCACTAAGAGTTACCGCTAGTTGAGTTGAGGCTGCACCATTAGCTGTAGTAATTGCACTTCCACTATCCCTTAATGTAAGTGCCAAAGAGCCAGTTGTCGAAACACTAGCTACATCACATACTATAACCAAATTACGAAATCTACATGCTCCAGCCTTCCAACTGTCAATTCCTGCCGCAGGCTGCGGAGATGCACTATAGGTATTGACTGTTCCAGCAGCAGAAAGCGTATTTGGCACTATTGCCCTTTCTACCAATATTCCTGACAGGGCTTCTTTATTTGCAAATCCCGATTTTAAAGCCATTTTAAATTTCCTCTTTATATATGTTAATTAGTACCTTAATTTTAGCTCAAGCTACTATCAGCGTCCGCATTCAAAATAACGAATGCTTTTTCTTGCTCTACGTTTCCGCCAAGCCTGGAAGTACAGCGAAAAGCTGTTCTATTGTGCTGAAAAGCCACATGCCTTGACATTTCAATAGAAATGGAAGATCTTTCACCAATGAAATAGTGCTTCCAATCACCCAACACTACGTCACCTTCACTTCCCAAAGCAGCGGTTTTATAATCAGACATAATAACAGGATAACCAATTATGTATCCAGCTATTCCCTGAGAAAAATCATTGTATCCGCCGCCAAGATCAATAACAGGTCTTCCCTGATCATCCTTCTGCTTCCTGAGACTATTAAAAACTTCCTTCTTCATCATCCAAACTGCGCCCGAGTCAAACATATTGGGCAATTCAGAAGACATATTGAGAAGATCTTCAAACCTAATTCTACCAGCCTCAACCCTATCAATGTGGGTAACGCCAGGATGATTCAAAACACCCATTGGTCGAGTTCCGCCCATACCATTAAGGAAAATCTTATCGGTATAGTGCCAATAAGCACCCTGAAAAAGCTGAACAAGAAGATTTCCAATATTGATAGCAGAATCAGCCAAGAGGATATCAGTAACTTCGGTATAGGCAGAAAGCTCATGTGCATCAAGAGCCAGAGAGCCAAACTGTGCTTTGGTATCTGTCTTCTGATCACCTTCCTCGGTCCATGTCATTACAACATTGCCAAAGAAATCTTCAGAGCCCTCAGTAAAGGTTTGCTTCAACTTAGGCCACTGAATATTGTCAGTGGTCATAGGCCATACTTGCGCTCTAGGCCATACAATTGTCCCAGGAGGAGCAAATTGCAAGAGAGCGTAACGAATATCATCCGGCACGAAAAGACCAGCGGAGCTATCGTCACCAGACCTCATAACATCACCCAAATCAAGGGCTTTTGTTACTGCGGTTACAAGACCACCTTTCTTAAGGCCAGCCTTAATGTTAACGAAAAATTCCTGAGCCTCTTCGCCAAGCTTCTCAAAAATACCATTTGCACGTCTGAATCCCTTTCCAACAGGATTCCACATGCTTTCAGGGTTAACTATTGTTCCACCAGCCAATTTATAAGAAGACTCGCCTACCTGAGAGAGAGAGCCATCATCAACAACCGCTCCCTTGGTATGTATAGAAACAGGATCTACTTTTTCAAGCTCATCAAGTCTGTCTCCAAATCCTTTAACTACTGGTGAAATCTTACTATCAATAGCTTTTTGAAGCATTTCTTCAAATTGCGCCATATTTAAAGCTGCCATTTTAATATTCTCCCAAAATTAAATCAATGTGGTGACAATGTCACCACTTTAAGCTTCCAGATTTTTAAGCTTTAGCTTAATTGGTTCAAAAACATTTTCTAGCATTTTCTCTATTGCTCCACCTGTGAGCATCTTTTCGATATCTTCTATAGAAACATCCAATTTTTCTTCTACCACTTCTTCATCTTTCTTAGTTTCTACCCATTCTTTTAAAACTGTTTCGGGGATTTTGTCTAGATTTTCTAATATAATTTCTTCAGAAGACTTATTTTTTATTTCATTTGATTTAATATGCTTAGAAATCCAACTTCTAGCATCCTCACTGGACCACGTTTTTTGTTCAAATGAGAAAGAAATAGTCTTTTGACAATCTAAACAATACTCCCCCTCTAATCCGGTAAATTCTTTCACAATTATTTCTTTAACATTATGATCAGAATGATCTTTATGATCCATCATAATGTAATGTTTTTCTGGTTTAGTTTCTAACTCCAATCCTTTTTTCTTTTCATCTTCCTCGTCTATTTCTACGGGCAATTCTTCTTCATCTTCTACTTCAACGGGCAATTCATCTTCAATTTCTTCCTCTTCTTCATCTTCAAGAGGAATATCTTTCTTAAAAGGACAATCTTCTCTTTCACACATTTCTATTTCATCAGGAGTTACCTCTTGATCACAAACTATGCAATAGACAGATTCTTCTTCTTCATCTACAGAAGATTCTTCATCCGTAGATTCTTCCTCTTCTTCATTAGGCATCTCTTCTTCGTCTGTAGAAATACCCTCTTCTTCTTCACTAGAAAGAGATTCTGTCAACATGTCTCCATATTTCAATAGATCCTCTTTCGTATATGTTCCCTCTGGTCCAGTAGGTAGAGGTAGGCCATCTTCATCCACTTCTTCAGTTATTTCCTCTTCATCTACAGAAACTTCCTCTTTAATAGGAATATCTTCCTCAGATTCAATCGGCATCTCTTCAGAAACAGTCTCTTCAATAGGTGTTTCTTCCTCAATAGGAGCCTCTCCTTCATTTTTTAATTGATCAAAGGTAGCAAATTGAGGATCTCCCTCTACTTTTTTACTAGAAAGATCTTCAGTCAATTCTTCTTCAGTGGGTAATTCTTCTTCAATAGGAGCTTCCTCTTCTGCTTCTACTGGAATCTCTTCTCCTGTATCTACAGGTAATTCGTCAGTTTTAAGGGGCTGTTCTACCAAATCAGCCCCTTCTTCAGGAGGAACAATCTCTTCGGTAGCGATATCAGGAGAACCTTCCTCGTCAGAAACAGGTTGCTCAGTGGTTATGGGAGCAGTTTCAGAGGGCATAGTTGCATCTACCCAAATAGTATCTGCCTCTGCATCATTACCAAGAGGAATTCCATAATCGGTAGTTTCTAATTTAGTGGCTTGATTAAGCCTAGTAGCCAATTGAGGATCTATAAGCTTAACTTCTAATCCAACATGTTTTCCAGTTTTAGCTACTGTATTATGAACCCAAATAGTTTTAAGCATTTTAGAAAGAGTATCTTTAACTGCCTCTATTTCTATTAATGCAGCCTGATCTCCAGTTCTTATCCTCTTATCAATATTTTCAGCAGCATCAGTTCCTATATTTATTCCCTGAACAAAAGATTGAATAGTGGAATTCATTTTTCCAGCTTGTTGCATTTTTTGATCATATTGCTCTGGAGTAGAATTCAAATATTGATTGACAGAGTTAAGATATTCATTATAGGCTTTTTTGGCTAAATCCTTACCTTGCTGATAGAACGTAGCACTTGAGGGCCAATACATAATATTTCCAGAGCTTGAAGAATCAGAAGGAATAGTTACAGCGCCTAATTGAGAAGAAGAAGGATCAGCAGAAAAAGTAGTATTGACATTTAATCCAACATCTTTAGTGACAATTTCTCTAACAATCTTTTTGGCCGCTATATCCAAATCACTCGTATTGAGTAATATTTCACTAACTTTGCCAATCAGAGCTTGTTCTTTCAAGGCTTTCTTCTTAGTTTCGTTAATATTAGGCTTCTTTTTTGGCAATTTCTACTCCTTCTTTTCCAATCCCGCTATGAAGCTATAGCTGCATTTCGGATTACTGCACCTGGATATATGTTCTACAGTGGCTACTTTGCCACAAATCTTACAAATTTCATTTGGATCAGGTGTATCTTCATTCCCTGCGTTATCACTTTGAGACTCATTTTTGTCAAATGATTTAACAATTTTATTATCTTCAGAAATTACTATTTTTGCTTGATCTTTCATATAGGTATAAATTTCAGTTAATATTTGACTTATTTCCTCATAATCAAAATGACCAGGAACACCATTTTCAATCATGTCTCTACAACATGAAGATAGATCAGAAATCATATTTGTAATTTCATAAGCAGCAAGACTTGTCATTTGATCTAGAGAAAGAAATTCTTGATCACTTTCCTCTTCTTCATTGTCTAAAGACTCATACATTTTCATTACATAATCAGAAAATTCTTTGGCCTTCTTGTTTTTTTCATTCTCGATTTCTTCTCTGATATTTCTCTGATTTTCAGTAGAAAAATCATAATTATGAGTAAAAGAACTCTCTTCGTTTGTATCTTTGCCAGACTTTTTACCCTTCAATTCTTCAGCAGCAATCCTCTGAAGTATATCTTTAACAACTTTAGGATCTTTCAGAGCAGCAGTTAATCTTAACATCCCTTCTTCATTATCTGAATAACCCATCTCTTCTCTCATTCTCTTATTAAATCTTTTTCTAATTACTTCAGGAGTGAGACTATATTCTGTAACAAATCCTTCAAGATCTTTTCTTATTTTTAACTCAGAAATTAACTTCTCTATGGCACTATCTCGAATTACTTCTAGAGTAGACTTGGCCCTAGCATTTTTCTCTTGTGCCTTCTCAAGTTTTATTTGTTTGTCAATATCTTTACTGTCTTTTTTAGATTCATTATATGCAGAAATAGAATCAGACAATATCTTATTCTGTTCTCCCTCTCCTTCTGTTTTACTAAAAATATCCACGGCCCTAGCAAAAGTATCAAAATCTTTTGCAAAATAAAAAGCCGAAGTTGTTCCTACTCCTGCAAACGGAACTAAAGCAGCAATAACCTTTCTGGAAGTCATAGGAATAGCAGTATGACCTAACCATAAAGCTGTGCTTTCAAAGGTGTCAGCAGATTCTTTAAATTTAGTTCTAGCTTTATCAGGCCACCTTCTCATAATTTGTTCAGGAATAGCAGATCTTACAGGATCATAAGTAATATTTATATTTCCAATTTTTTTAGGATCTAATTTCCCACCAGTGGTCCTAACACTCTTTAAATATGAATCAAGATCCTTAACGCCAACTTTAACATTTTGAATCAAATTCTTTTGTTTTGCATATTGAAGAAACTTCAATTCTCCAACTTTATCTTGAAATTCCCAAAAATATTTAGATCCTCTTTGAACTCTTCTTAATCCAGCAGGAGCCTTTCCTGGCAAGTTAGAATCTCCAATAACTTTATTAATTAAAGCTAAATTAAATACATTAAATTTCCTATCTTTATTGATTATCCTTAATCCAGTTATTGCATCAGAATCAAATGGTCTAGGAATATAATTTTCTGATCTTCCTATTTTATAATAACTTCCAAGACCAAATCTTCCTCTCATTCCTTTTATTCCTGGCCCCAATGCCAAAACCTCATCTGGATTTTTGCCCATTATTTTACCAATGGCAGATGAAATAACACGCTGAAAAGATCCTATTTCACTCTCATATATAGTATGAGATCTGTCAGTAAATTTACCTATTGGTCCTTTTGGGGGCTCAATTGTCTTTAGCCATCTAAACCAAGTGGCCTTTCCAACTTTAAGAGGATCAGGAATTGTATCGGATGAAAACATAGTTCTAATTGATCCTGCTTTATCCAAAGCAGGATCATAAGTAAAACCAGCTTTAGAAAGAGAAGGTTTGGAAAGAAGAATTTTTCCCGCTAATAAAGCAGATCCAACTATAGCAGCCCCTAAAATAATTCTGGCCTTTCTGACTTCATCCTTTTCTGCTTCTTTAGAATTATAGGTATCAATGGCCTCTTTAATGTCTTTAGCCTGATGCACTTCTTTTTTCCAAACAGAAACAGAAGTCTTGGTATCTCTTTTTAATTGCTCAGTGTCATCAGAGCTATCTATATCTGGAACCCTAACACCATTAACAGAAGTTTTCTTATAAGAAGAAGCCATGGCTTCCATCATCTCTTTTTCTTTCTTTTGTTGATATGCCACTGGATTAGTAGTTGCCAACAAAAGATCAGGCTTTCTATTTTTTACCGCATAATCTTCTATTTCTTTCTTTAATTCATCATCATTAATTTCAGGCTTACTTTTCTTAATTTTCTCTTCTAATCTCTGTTTGGCTTCAATAGGATCTTTAGGAAGTCTACCAGAAGAAGCCCTATATCCACCCCAAGAACCTTTTTCTGGAGTTATAGTAGATCCAGAATCTCCACCTACCTTATCAGTAAATTTTCCATCACTCGCTCTAGGATGTTCCTCTTCTTTGAATTCTTCCTTAGTTATTTCTTTAGTAGTAATAAGAAGAGAAGAAAGGGTTCTTGGAGAACTTTCAACTTTTATTTCTTCACTAATCTCTTGAGGCTTTGTTTTTTTTACTCCACTTCCTTCTGATTTTTTCCTGAATTTCCCATCAGTATGTCTAGGGTGTTCTTCCTCTACAAATGTCTCGGCAGTCATTTCTTTAGTGACAATCAATAAATTGGACAAGCCTTTAGGTTTAATCTCATCTATCTTAGAAATAGTATCAGTATAAAACTTCTCCATTTTTTTATAATCTTCAGATTCTTGAATGCCTAATTCCTTACCTTTATCCAGAAAATCCTTAATAAGCTCCAATACTCTTCCAACTTCTTCTTCAGGAGATTTAATACTTTTGACAGTAGGAACTTTTTTACCATATTTTACAAGCATATAAAGGCCAACGGCAGAGGCAGCAATAACCCCATATTTCTTAAACCAAGTAGACCAGGAGCCTTGATCCTTAACATCCTTCATGTCTCTACGCATCATATTGGTATTAGTAGAGATATCCTGAAGTTTATTATTAGCCTCATCCATCTTTTTAGATTGTTCAAAAGACATCTGGTTTTGAGATTTAGTAGAGCTTGTTCCTATTGGATGATAAACAGATTCTTGAATTGGATCTAGAACAGCACTTACATGAGGCTTTTCTGTAAACATTCCACTATTATCTCTTGGATGTTCCGATTCATCCCAATTAAGAAGAGATTTAAGTGTATAAACTGGTTTTTGGGCATCCATCCACTCTTTAATGATTATTTCTAGATCACTTTGTTTTTCTATATCAAAAGATTTAACTATAAGCGAAGCAATATTGTTGCCTTTACTTGCCCTATCTATAAGAGCAGAACGATTAGAGGGAATAGGAAGAAGAGAAGTTTCCACCCACTCAACCTCAGAATAAAGACGTTTCACCTTTCTTCCCATGCTTGTTTTCAAAACATGTTGAGGTATTTTGTGAAGTGGCGGGTTGTCTTCAAAAACTATAGGAACAAAACCAGGAGAAACACCATTAAGGCATCCCTCATTAGCAAGGGTCAGAATTTCATCTCCAATGACATTTTTAGTAATGTAAAATTTAGACCAAACTCCTTCCTCTGGAAATATTTTGACTTCTAATATTTTTCCCACCGGCAAACTTTTGTGCGAATGGAAAAGCAAGAGGGGACCGTTGCTTAAATAAACATCTAAATGCTTTTCAAATGCAGTAGGCTTTACTACTTCGCCATCCCTATCAACTTCGTATTTACTTGTCCAAACATCAATAGTTCTTTTAACAAGATCTACTCCATTTGAAGGAATATCAATTGATTTCATAACCAAGGGAAGATATTGTTCAGCAGCTAGAGTCAATTTATACCTCTTACTTCTCTACCAGCAAATCATCAACAGATTTTTGAATAGAATATTTTTCTTTAACTTTCTTGCCCGCTTCTGCCCCCTTAGAAGGGCCAAGTGTCCCCAAGGAATATGAGCCATGCAACGCTCCCGCCTTTCCTCCCTCTTTAGCACCCTCTTTGGCATTCTTTTTTCCAGCAGCAATCGAACCGGCTATAGAGCCTCCAAGAGCACCAAATCCAGCTCCACCAATGGCAGCAGGGATAATAACTGGAGGAATTTTTTTAACAAATTCTTTAATTTTGCCTTTTATTTCAATATTATCAGATAATTCTTTTTGAATAGGTTTATCATACGAATTCGGCCTTCTTCCTCCAAATTCTATACCTATAGGTTTATTCACTTTCTGAGATCCACGATAAGCTTCTGCATTTGGCCTTATACCAGCAAGTTGATTTCCAGAAGCTTGTCTACTTGCCATAATTGTATTTTTAGCAGGTCCACTACCAGAATAATTTTCAGCAGTCTTAAGTCTATTGATTTTGCTAAATTTATCTATTCCTGCTTTAAGATCATCAGGAACTACATTGGGCATAGACCCGTTGGGAGTTCTCAGTTTTTTAACTGCATTAAGAATAGGAGATTTACTGAAATCTGTAAGTCCTTTAGTCTCTATTGAATCATCTAATTCATTAAATCCTTTAATTTCAATATCTGTAGAGGAAAAATCTCTTGTCTCTACAATATTCAAATCCATTGTCTTAAATTCAGCTTTTCCCCTCATTTTTATCTCCTGTTAAAGTGGTGACATTGTCACCACTTTAAAAATTATTCATATTCTGGCTTTGGAAAACACAAGCAATTTGGGTGCAAAGGGCCATCTTGTTTCACTTCACCAGTTTTATAATCCTTAGCTAATTTGCCATGCTCGTCTTTGCACTCTGGGCAAACTCGCTCGTTTAATGCTGTCCAAATAAGAGATTTAGTCACTATAATTTTATCGGCTTCTTTATTTATAGTTTCATAAGAAGCATCTAATCCTGCCCAAACTGCCGCACTAAGTTCTGTTCTCGCTATCATGGAAGCCCTTGCATATCCTATCTCTTTAAAATTCTCCATAATATTTTGAGATACTCTCTCACTATCTAATCCTTCCTTTAATCCTTCTTGTATAATCTTAGTAAGTAATTTCTTAGTGGATTTAACTTTCAATTCGGCACTTTTTTCTAAAAATCTACCAGCAGCTTCTATGCTTGCCTGTTCTGCTACATTTGGTTCCCTTACTTGTTTGGCCTTTTTTACTAATTCAAACCCCATAAAATAACCAAATTCACAAGCCTTAGTTATATATCCAGAAGCAGTCTTTTTATAATCTTCTTTTAATTCTTCTTCACTTATGTCAAAATCAAAATCATTCCCTTTAGTAACAAAATCATCAAACTTTTTTGTTACTATTTCTCCAAACTGTATTCCTTTTTTTACAAAGAAATTTTTAGCTTCTTCTTGATAATCATCTTCCAGCAATTCTACCTTTGCTATCGTATCTTCATAAGTCTTAAATATAATTTTGTCTTCTTCATTCAATCCTGAAATTATATAATCTTCTATTCCTTTAGTAAGAAGTTTGGTCAATCCTTGATTATATCTGTCATTCTGAAGAAGCTGGTTGAATGATATCAATTCAGGATGCGTCTGTAGCAATGCAGAAAGACCACCACGCTTACCTCTAGATGCATTCAACAAAGAAGACAAGGAAGGACTAGAAGACCGTAGTGCCTCTCCTAGCATACTTGAGAGCATCGTTCCTTCTGGCCTACCACCCAAATCTCCCATTGCTCCCTGAGCAGTAGGATCATTTGAAGCAGGAATCTCTCCAGGCATTCCTCCAGTAAGAGCAGCCCCACCAGCATTTTGTTTTTGAAACAAAGCATCTGCTTCTTCGTCTTCTCCAGGAAGAGGCATCCCATTAACCCAAGGGACATCAGCTAATTTAGACTTAAAAGGCTTTTGTCCTTTTCTTTTTCTAATTTCATTTTGAGTAGTCAACCCTAATGTCAATTCTCCCTGATTTTTAGTCAGATCCCATTCCTCGTCTTTAGGCAATGGAGATTCAAACTTAAAAGAGAATCCATCAGAATTTCTATATTGAGACATAAGTTGAATATTGATAGTGTCAGTAAAAATATCCAATCTAGGAGTGATGCATTCATTTGCAAAAACTGTATCGGTAGCCACAATTCCCGCTTTGCTTGTTTCGTTCACTATTCCAAGTTTGGCAGCAGGAACATGGAAATGAGCCAAAATATGTTCTCGTGTAAAATCAGCAGTATTGGCAAATTCAAAATCTTTAGCTGGAATTCCTAACGGCTGTATTTTTACATTAGGGCCTAAAACCGCTGGCTTATGTTGATTCCCCGGCCCTCTGAATTTACTAAGCCAATTTTCTTGAAGTCTTTTTGCTTTGGGCTCACTTATATCATTTTCCACAAGTATTACAAAATCAGGTCTAGCGTTATTGGCAAAAAAATCTTTTTGATAAATTTCCATATACATAGCCATATCTACAATATTAGCTAAAGACTGCATGACTGAATATGGCATATAGATATGCTTAGGGTGAGGATACCAAAAATATAAAACTTCTTCCCAATATAATTCTATTTTTTTAAATCTATCTAATTGTGAATTGAAAACAAATTTCTTTATTATCTCATTAGTGTCTCCACCATACTCTATATGAACTAATTCATGTGGAGGTAAAATATGCAATTCAGCCGGTTGTCCTACTCCATTTCTAAGAATTCTGGCAAATGCCATTCCTGTAAGGTCAAGGTGTTTTTGGATAACATTTCTAAACATTTTTCCAGACATAAATTTATTTGGTCTATTCAATAATTTTACTACTGGATGATCATAAATTTTCTCAAACTCTTCATCATTAGGCTTTCCAATTTCCTTATATAGATAAAAGGGAATTCCAGAAACTTCTTTTGAAATTATGTCTACACAAGGATATACCCAAGAGCGATATCTATTAAGGGCTTGGTTAACAGTTATTGTAGGAGCCAAGGTACCAGATCCGCCATCTGAAACCATAGAAACAGTATTAGATTTTAACTCTTCCCATCCCTTTAATACTACAAGCTCCCTATTTGATTCATAGGGAGCTTCAAATGACTTAGAAACAAAATTTTTAATACCTTGTATAAGCCTCATTTATCCAAGCTTCTCTTTCTTGAACTCCTCAAGGAAATCATTTTCTTTGTCAAGAATATCAGCAAAATCTTTGAGTTTTTCTACCCTTCTAGTCATTTTCTCAATTATTTGGTTCTCAAAAGAATCTCCTGATCCTTCAAGATCCAGAAACTTCTCTCTGAAACTAATAAACTTTTCGTTTATTTTATTATCCGTTACTACCTCATCGGCCATTGTCTCTACCTCTTCTGGATATTCTATCTTATCTATAATAACCTCTATATTTTGAGATTCTGATTTAGAGCCAGAAAATCCATCATTCCAATTTCCTGATTCTGGATTTCCCTGTATCCCCTCTGGGCCTTCCATCCCTTTAATCTCACCTACTCCATAATCTTTTATGCCCTCTCTATTTTGTTCTTCTTGCAAAATCTGATCATCAGAAACGTATTCATCTTCTGACATTTTGCTCTCCTTTTTGATAGGAACAGTTTCTTGAATTCTAGTAACTTCTCCAGTGGGGGAAAACTCTTGTAGAAAAAATCCAGAAACACCTTCTTTCAATACAAGAGTTCCACCACTGGATGTATTTATCATAAATCTATTACTGGGTTCAGAAGTCCACTTTTCATTAAACTCTTCCAGTGTATTAAACTGGTCAGTGTTTACATTAAGTGGGCTTCCATTTACATATGTAATGATTAATCGGAGAATGGTTTATTCCCCTTCTTCCCCAAATCCCTTTGTTTTTGATTTAGCCTCATCCCTTTGGGCAGTTTTAACATCTCTAGCTACCCAATTGCCATATTTTCTAATATCTCTTTTGGTATAAGATTTATTTGGGCCAGAAGGAACAGGAATTCCTTCATTGTCCCAAGTATCTTTACCATCTGAATTAACAAATCCCTTTTCCTCTTTTTTTCTACCAAGGGCATAGGCTCCAGCACCAAGGCCAGCAGCGCCAACTACACCAGCAGCTATTTTGGCAGATCTAGGAAGTGCATTAATTTTCCCACCTACAGTAGAAGCAGTATTCTTAATTTTACCACCTATATCAGAGGCGGCATTCTTAAGTCTATCAAATCTACCTACTTTTGGCTTAGGATCAAGAGCTTGTCTTACTCCAGCAACATGAGAATCATACCCAGGAACAGGATCAGGCTTAGGATCAAGAGCTTGTCTTACTCCAGCAACATGAGCCTCAAATCCAGGAACAGGATCTTTCTTCTTTGCCTTAATTACCACATCTCCACTCAACTCTTTAACGGTTACATCGGCGGCATCTCTAATGTCAGCCATCAGGCCCTTAAAATCACTGGCAGAATTGACTTCTACACTAAAGGGAGCACCTTTACTTACCAATTCATTGTAAGCCTGGAACCCTTTACTTTCGGATACCTTGTCTCCCTGTGCATCAGAAACATAAGAATCTTCAATGTCCTTCTTTGCCCCATCCTCTACCATTTGCAATTCAGGGTCCATAGTTATATCGTCTTCATTGGTCTTTTTGGCTCCCTTGGGGGCCTCTTTGCCATTGGCTTTATCCTGAAGTTTTTCCTCATCAGTGACATCATGCCCCTTCTCAGGAGGAAGTGTTTCAGGAGACTCCCCACCCTTAACTGTAAAATCGCCCATGAATCCCTTCATTATCGGAACTTCTGCTTTGCCTCTCATTGTCATTACTCCCTATTGGTTTTAAGTCTTTCGACTATTTCTTCAACAATGCCATCATCTCTTTTTTTGGCACGTCTATCTTGCAATCTATTTGCAGTATCAGAAGCTATAAACCCACCGGCAACAGCAGGAATAGCCACTTTAGCTAATTTGCCAACATCCATAGCCTTGACTTTTACGTCTTCAGGCTTCAACGTAAAATATCCAGTAGCCCCTATAGTGCCATATTTAGCAGCACCCTTTATAGGTTTTGTATTACCAACTTTTTTAAGTGTATTTAAAATAGGACTTTTTTCAAAATTAAGAAGTCCCTTAGTTTCTATTGAATCATCTAATTCATTAAGGCCTTTCATTTTTCTTAAAATATCTTCCTCTATTTTTTTCTCTTTAGAATTAGGTTTTCTTCCAAAAACTCCACCAGCTATGCCACCCAATGTAGCTCCACCAGCAGCGGCCATTCTAGAGAGCCCTTCTCTTTTGAAAACGGCATTGCCAGTACGTGGCTTCATTTTGGCCTTGACTATATCTTTAGCCAAAGCTCCGCCCAAAGCCCCAAGTGCCGCTCCTGTAGCTCCACCTCTTACTGCATTAGTAGCCTCATCTTTTTCATCACCGGTATTTGACCCTATAATTGCCCCCAAAGTTCCACCGGCCAATGCTCTATGGACAACACTTTTAGTCTCTATAAATTCATTTAATCCTTTATTAATAGATCTTAGGGGATCAATTTCTATCAACTTGACATCTTTTTTATCCTCTAATCTCATTCTATCGTTCATATCTATGTCAATAGGTTTATTGTTAGTAATCTTCCTTTCAGAAGATTTAACATCAACCATCTTCATAGTTTCAAACTTTGCAGTTCCTCTTGGCATGGAAAAACTCCAATAAAAATTTTCTTCATTAGCACATAAATGGTTTATTGGATTAAGTCAATTTTTTCGACCATTTTTAGTAAGCAACATGAACAAACATATTCTTCGTTGACTTTACTAAAATAAAATAGTCTCATTTGATTTCCATAGGCAGAATCTTGAATGGAAGAAATACAAACGCATTTTTGTATTTTAAAGTCCATAATAAAAAACCCATAATGGGCTTTACTCCATTATGGGTTCTAATGCAAGCTATTCAGTTTTTTAAAGTGGTGACATTGTCACCACTTTAGATTAATTTATTTTAAAATTCTCCCAAAACTCTATTTCTCCAAAAATTAGAATTTTTACCATATTGTTTTGAAATATGATTTAGCCAAGTGGCCCCTATTAATCCAGGATAAGGAAGAGGATCTATATCCCTATATGATCCATCTTTATTTTTCTTAACATTGGGAGAATCTGTAGAAGATATGGTAAATTTAGAAAATCTACCATCTATAAAACATCTTCCAAAATAAGGATTATCAGGAAATGCAAACGGATTTCCAATCAATAAAATTTTAACATTATCAAATCCAGAATAAAGCTCCAAAGTATCTGTAACTTCTTTTGGATAACTAGATGGTTCTTCACAAATAAAGAAAATTTGTTTACCTTCATATCCCATTAAGACATCTTCTAATTCAGAAGAAACGGCTTTAATAAAATTACAGGGAGATATATTCCAATTACATGATCCCAATTCTTTTTCTGGCAACCAAGGTAATTTTTCTAACAATTCATTATAGATGTTATCCAACGCAGGAACAAATATTTTCATAGCCATTCTCCAAACTGGATTAACAACTATAATTTTCATATCAGAATTATTAATTAAAGCATCAACAGCTATAAATGCAGAAGCAAGAGTTTTGCCTGTAGAATGTCCAGATTTACAAGCAACAAGACGATTGTTTCTAACTAAATCTACCAATTGTCTTTGTTTTTCCCAAAGTTGCACATCAATAAAATCCTCTAAAGCTTTCATCAGTTATAATACTCCTATTTTCTGTGTTTTTAAAGTGGTGACAATGTCACCACTTTAGATTACATTACCAAACTTCTAATTTGTTCTATGAAATTTTTCCAAGTAAGACGAAATTTTAAAGGAATAATAGAGACATTTGTGTTACTTATAACATCCACGTTATTAAATATAGTGACTATGGTCTGTAATTCCTCCGTAGTTCCCATGATAGTTAAATGATAACTACCCTTCGCATGCATTATTCTCATTGGCAATACTCTTTTCGTATTGTTTAATTCCAGTATAAACAGCAGTTATGGAAACTTCAAATTTTTGGGCTATTTCTCTAAAAGTCAATCCCTTATTCCTCAACTCTAATCCCTCTTTAATATCCCACTTCCTAAATCTACCAATATGCCTTTTAGATAAAATTCCATTTTTGTTAAACCAATATTGAACAGAAAAAGCATGGATTCCCAAAATTCTTCCTATTTCATGCCAAGATTTGCCCTCATCATATAGTTTTTTGGCAAAATTAAAATCAAATTCTTTAACTCGTTCTCTGGACATTTACTATTTCCTCTTACTTTCCAAAAATTTATTAATTTCTTTCCTTGTATAATTTTCATTATATTTATCCATTTGATGGTTAAAAATTATTTCATCTATTGTTTCCAATGAGTTCGGTGACTCTTTAATGAACCCAAAATAAGACAGCAAAACAAAACTCAAAAATATATACCTTGAATCATACATGAAATTTGCACCTTTGTCAAGAATTTTTTTATTAGTTATAATCAGAATTTAGTCTACCGAATTTTTGACCCGTGAGATCTTTTCTCATTTTACCTTTAATATAAACCTATTTCTACTGGAGAATAATAGCAAAGTGCCAATGAATCTGCACGGTCAGGGCTCCTACCTAAATGCCTTTTTATTTGTTTTTTTTCAGTCAGCATTATTTTCCCATCAGATAAAATCTTAAAAGTTATACTAACTAACTCTTCAAATAATTCATCGTCATTAGGTGGCAAAGTTATCAATCCAGCCCTAAATAACTCCTGAAGTAGTAAAAACATTTCTGTGCGAATATTGTAGGCCATTAATCTAGGATGTCTTATTTTTTGACCTTGTGTTTCAATGGCACAAACATTTGTAACAGAATCTATTTCTAATTCCCTTAATCTATCTACTACGGCAGCGCCCAATCCTCCTACTGCCTCTACATTTACATAATCGGGCTTCCATTCTCTAATGGCCTGAACTACATATCCAGTTGTTTCCATTGTGTCGTTTTTAGCAAATTTTTGAAAATCTACTACATGAATGCCCTGCCTAATACATATTGCTGTCTTGTCATCACCATCTCTAGCTACATCGACCCCTATTCCCGTCAAGGAATCCGACATCTTTAAATCAGGCATTAACTTAAGATCTATTGGGGCACAAATTCTTCCCTTTCTCTCTAAAATATTATCTGGCTCATAATCTAAAGCCTTAAAAGCAACCTCTTCATATTGAAGCCCTTCAAATTCAGGCAATACAGGTTGTGTAGATAGGCTTAAATTATATTCTTCCCATCCTTCTGTATCATCAACTTCATCTAAATAATAGGCCCAAATTGAGCTTCCTATTCTTCTTCTGATAGTAAAATTCTTTCCTTCATTAAAACTTTTACCATCAGATCTACTCAATCCTATTAGTTTTTTTTTAGAAAAAGCTGATTTGTTACTATAATGATAACTAGTAGTAGAGATTATTTTATCATCATAACTTCCTTCAGAATTAGGCTTTTCTACCTCTTC